CTCGCCTCCTCGGTTAGTGATGATTAGTCACTAACCACCCAGTGGGCGCCGTTGGTTAGACAGCGGCCCACCCGATGTTCATGCCGGCGCATCGGGAACGCCCATCTCTCTGCAGATGGTCCCTCATTCGATCAGGATGAGGGATCGAGAATTTCCGCAGAGCTGCTTCTCCGTCGGCAGGGTCCACCGGAGCTACATCCCTAAAGATGTAGCTCAGGTGCTCCTTCCTTTGATAGGAAGGATGACTCCTCTGGGTTGGGATCTCACTCCAACTCCAGAACGCAGTAGCAGCACTCCCTGGTGAAGTGTACAGGTAGCGGGTGATGGAGTCCTTCATCAGGACTCGAACACACTCCGCGGTCTCAAACCACCCTGCCTCATAGAGCAGGTTGTGGAGAGCGACCCCTGACCTCACCAGTTCGTGTTGATGCCGCTTCTCGGGCAAAGGGTGACGGAGTTTTACAACTCCGACGTTCTCACCCTTGTACCAGTCCGCTCCGCAAGACTCACGGAACGGACCAGTAGTGAACGACTTGTTAGTGTTCACCTTGAGGCCAAAAGCCTCAAGCAGCCCAATGACGGTCTGTGCGACTTCGCTTTCGACGATGATATCATCGCCGAAAACGCGGATTGTCGTACTGGCTAGACCAAGCCTGCGAGCTGCGACCTGACAGATGGTGTAGAACACCATGCTCTCTATCGGGAAGCAGAGCGCAGACCCCATCGAGGCGAACTTCTTCAGGGTGATCGATCTCCCATCAGGAAGTACGCTCCTCTCACTCCGGGCGGCGAGTACCGCGTTACGGAGGAACTTATGGTCACCCAGAAGGGTTTCCACAAGCGAGAGGGAGACACGGTCCGATGCTTCGGACAGGTCCAAGGTAACCAGTTTCCCGGTTACCGAACCCTCGCGAGCCAGGCGCCTATTCGGCTCCTGATCCTTCCACCAAAATCCCTCATAGAGGGCTCGGTGTTGGGAACCTCGCAACGTGTCTGTGAAGAGGCCAAGGAGCCCTTGCTGGACGAATTGCATCCAGACAGGCTCCATGGCAATCACACGGGGTGTCTTCATGGTCTTCGGTACGAAGGCCACCTTCACAGGTGGTTCTTCGGACCGGGGGAGGATGGTGACGTCTGCTTCTGCCTGCTGTCTAAAGGAAAGACTCATGTCTTCCCAGTAGGGCAGCACGGACTGCAGACGTTCGGTCCATCCAAGGAAGCCGAAACGAGAGTTGTAAGACTCTCGCGTCGCAAGCTTCCCCGAGGAGTGGCGGGTCTGCCACTCACCGCGGTACAACCGCGATTCAACCTCTGCGAGATACCCATCAAGATGGGCCCTCACTTCCCGACGGAACTCTTCCATCGGCCCGGTTGACTCGATCCCAGCGTCAATGTCAAGGTAACCTTGAGCAGCCTTCTTACGTCGGCGCTCAGTCGTCTCCAACTCGATCTTATAGATCAGGAGGAGAACTTGACGGATGGCCCGCAGAACGAACGCGGGACCATCTTGACGCAGCTTGCCAGTACTGTCAAACAGTAACCGAAGGAAACCCGACAGAAATGCCGGGAGACCCCCTCTTCGTCTAAAACCGACGAAGAGGTTGGAGGTTACCTGCCCAGATTGGACCGCCGCAAGGAGGTCCTTCTCGAAGGCAGGTAGGGTAATCGTCAGAAACGACAACCCCTCTGTTTGAATGCGAGATTTGGCGTAAGCCAAATCTCGCTGGGTGCGCACACCACACTGGTCCCCTGCCTCAGACAGGCAGGTGACCCACAGCGTAACTACGCTTTTCACCAGGGCCCTCCATAAGGGTTCCGTGGATCGTAGCGTGGCTTAGCTTTCTCCAGCGACCACCTTGGCAATGTTTGCCGCGGTGGCCCAGCCGGCCAGCGCCTCTGTCAGCTTCTGAAGCTGCAGAGCGGTGACCCCCTGAAGGGGGCCATCGATCACGAAGTGAGCTGAGTAGCTCACAGGCGTGTTGATCGAAGGAACGAGAGGATCGGCGACGATCGCGGAGGTTGTTGCCTTCACGACGTGCCGGTTCCTCTTTCCCTTCGAGTGCTGGACCTCGAGGGTGACCGTCTGGTCACCACTACGAAAGCCACCCTCAATGAGGGTGAGCCCCGTTCGAGGCAGGCTGACTGCTGCACCAGAAATGGTCAGAGTCTGGGGATCTGCAAGTGCCACAGCTGTTCTCCTTTCGGCGTCTCACGACGAGCGAAAGACTCGGGACCATCCCGAGTCTGGGTCCTGCCTACGACTAGGCAGGGCTGTAGCGCGATATTCCTAACGCGCTAACGATCGCAGCCTGGTTCTCACTTAGAGTCCAGGGCTGGAGGATCTGATACGGCCCACCCGGGCGACGTCGCTGAAACTTGGCGACGGACCTTAGGGTGGCTCCTCCCGAGACTGTGTCGAAACCGACATCACGTCTCGGGACCAAGGCTGCAATCGTTTCGACCTGGATCTCACTGACCCAGCCCGAACGGGACGCGACAACGGAGTTGTCGCTTACAGTCTGTTGATAGCGGAGGAGACCCCCGAGATCAACAGCCCAGTCCAGCAGCCATGACCAACCGGTGAGGTCGTACACGACGGCAGGCGTTAAGCCTGACCCTAGAACCTGTTCAGCCTTGCGGCGATACAGGTCTAGCCTTTGGGGAAACCCCGTGGGTCGTGGGATGAAGTACTCGAACGTTGCGAATGACTTGATGTCACTCGTCGCGTTCGTTGAGGTCATGACCTTAAAGGCCGTGCCTCTTCCTCCATCACCTCTTCGACCGAGAGCAGGAGCATAAGAGCTCACTGTTCCCCACGATCGGGCACCCCCACTATCGTCCCGAAGGACGCTAGTGGTTGTTCCCGATCCACTGTGGATGAATTCTCGGTCAAACGCGAGTTCCGCGTACCGTTCGGTCCTGCTCCTGCGGAGTCTCTGGTTCTGATGATCCAGAAACTTCTGCATCACTACAGTCGACCGGCTGATTACATCAACCAGCTTGAAGAAGTCGTTGATCGTTGGCTTGATACCGAACACGAGATTCAAGTAGGAGCTTCCATACTCCTTTTGAGTCCGTGGGAAGTACAAGCGTGGCGAATCGAACATCCGTGGAAAATCCCGGAGTTCTCCCAACGACCTAAACAGGTCGACAGCAGGAGCAGTGGGAACAGACGAGCGCATCAAGCGACTACCAACCTGAGCGGCGGTAGTCTCCGACACCCACAGCGAACCTGCTGTGGGAATGGAGGTCGTAAGGCCGAGGCCTTGCAACCCCTTGTCCCCGTAAACAGCCCCAGTTAGCACATTGTGCGCTGAGGTCCCCCAATAACTGTAAACAACAGTTGAATGGTGGTCGTGAAAGTCACGGCTGTTGACGATTGATGCTTGCCTGCCGGCACGAGTGTTGTACTCGTAGTCCAAACCTTGGATCACCCTCAAAGAGGATGCCCAAGTGTTTGAACGACTGCCGTCAAGATCCGCTCGGACCTCATCACTGAGGCGACCCGAGCGGAACCCGATCTGTTCTCGATCATGTCCCACCATGATGACAGGGTTATAACTGTCACCGGTGTACCGTACAAACCGCCCCACATAGGGGTAGAATTCGCTATGATCGCGAACGTACGGCATGATCGTTCCTTCCGTATCAGGAAATGACGCTGGTGTGCGCCACTGGGCTCCGTCGAGCCCGCTGGGGGGGTAACCCC